ACGTTAGCGACTGCGCCAACCTCGTCATCCATAACATTAGATTTATTAGGATATTTCTCAACAGGAACCCATCCGGTAGCATCATCCAAATCATAGAGAGTATCTTCACTTATAATTCCGATAAATGATCTTCCAACCGGTGTCGTGTTGTAACCAGTTGAAGGGTTAATCATTCTCATTACCGGTTTTGCGTTATTCCCTCTAAGAGTTTTAACCATTTCCTTAACTTCGGCTCTGTTTAATTTCATAGCCGGGCCAACAGTTGCCGTACTAATAGCAGTTGAAGCATATTGAATAGTCGTTCCAGCGGCAATAATATCTCTACAAAGATTATCTAAAGTAAGTCCAGCCTGATCGCCTAAAACATCTTCGGCCACTCCGGTAAGAACCGGATCAAAGCTTTGCATATCTACAATATCAGTTACAGTCACATAATCACCATATTGCAAAACTGTTGCTGTCAGCTCAGTTGTTGAAAGTTCACTACCAGCAGGGGTTACGCCCTCAGTCAAAGGTGTGGTTGCGGCAGCTAATACTCCGTATCTTCGGAATTTAATTACATTTGTACCTGCTTTACGAGGAAGATCCTTTACTTGAGCAAAACGATTATGAACTAAAGATGGAGTTGCACGATCTAGCAAAACCTTGTTATAGAAATTGTTAACTTCTGCAGGAATTTCGGTTCTGGTAGTCATATCTGCCATATTATTTTATTTTTTCACAAAAAAAAGCACTCGTCTCTCGACTGAGTGCCGGTTTTTCCGTTAATCACTAATCTAACTTTTATAGTAAACAAGTTAAAAAAGATTGTCAAGTGGCAGAAGCTAGTAATAATTAAAGCTAATATGTAAAATATTTTACATTATGATAGAATATAATTATGAAGCACGAAACAGTTTTAGTTGACGGTCATAAAGTTAGAAAATATTATTTCAAGTGGTGTGCTTGGGCAATCAAAGCACTAAAAAGAGATTCCTTCCAATGTAGAGAGTGCGGTTCTGATGAATCAATTATTGTTCATCACCTAGACGAAAGTAGAAAAAATGGCGTAAAAAATATGAATAACAAATTAGATAATTTAAAAACTCTTTGTCGGCGTTGCCATGCAGATATACACAATATAGATTTAAAATATGCTAAATTAAATGTAAGCATTATAATTGAATTAAGAAATCAGGGGAAAACTTTCGAGTTCATTGGGAATCATATGGGGGTTTCAAGACAAAGGATTCACCAAATCTTCAAAAAAATCAAAGAAACTGTTTAATGCCTATTATTCCATCGCATCTCTGACTGTTTTTCCGGTCTTAGGATCATCTCGATCCAGCAAGTATTCTTTACCTGCTTGATTCGTCATATTCTGTGAATCGCTTATTGCCTCTGCAATCTGTTCCGGAACGGAAGAATATACACCATGAGGCACAAGCCACTTAAATCCGTTTATTTGAACCGGAGTATATGCTCCACTGATTAAAACCTGTTCATCTCTTTTACTTCTTTTATTATAAACCCACTTAACCACTCCTGGTTTTTCTGTTCCCTGTGTTGGTATCAAAATTCTTATTCTTGGTTGTGCCATCAAAATAGCCCTCATTCGTTCTTTCTTGCTTAAATATTCTTTTCTATCTTTTTTAAGTTGACCAGATCCAATAGTTGCATTAGCACGTAAAACCTGGATTGTGGCAATAATAGGTTTCTTGTTTTCAAAATTTTCAGTAGCTTCTTTCGGCATACCGAGTTTAACTAATATTTCCCTAAGCGCTTTTACCGTCAATTTGTTTAAGTTTTCTTTAGCCATAATTTCCTCCTATTATAATATAAATAATTATCTTCTATCAAGTATTTCATTCTTTTTAGCTTCCATTTCTTCTGGTGTAGCATTTCCCCAATCAAATCCACCACCTTCAGGCTTTCTAACACTACTACCGGCGCTTTCTGTAGCCTTTGCCTTTGCAGCAGCATCTCTTTCTTTTTGCGCTCCTATCTTCTGTTGATCTTTGGAAGAAACAATGCGGATAGCATCTCCAGCAACAAGAGTAGGGTGAGCCTTCATATACTTCAAGGCGTTAGCTCGGTACTTAGAGTATTCTAAATTATCTCTAATAAAAGCATCTAATTGTAATTGATCCCTAGTATCTCCCACACCGGCATCTTTTAATTTTTTATCAACTATGCTGCCTACCATTTTTTCATCATCTGGGTCAGCTTCGTCTTCCTCTTCTTTTGGTTTCTCCGCGGGCGTACCTCTTGTTTGTGGTTCTATATCCTCTGATTCTTCGTCTTCCTCTTCTTCTTGTTTAATAGAATCCTTGAAAGTTTCCTTCTGCTCATCAGTAAGATCCTCTACATTTTCATTTAAAAAGGTTGTTTGTTCATCGGTAAGTTCTTCTGGGGCTGTTTCTAAAACAGTTTCTAGGGTTATTTCTACTTCTTCTGCCATAGTTTTTCGGTTTTTCCGTTAATCACTAATTTCCTAAATATAAACCTTGTCCTGAAACTTGTCAACTGCCAGCCTTTTTACGAAGATCTTTCATCTCCGTAACAGAATAATAAGGATCTAAATTTGGTTCTTTGTTCTTTTCAACAGTAAGGTTTTTAATTATGGTCGCCGGGGTATCTTTTACGTCCTCATAAGCCCTTAGGACATCTCTAAGACGATCCATTTCTTTTTTCTTCCCACCAGCCAATATCTGCTCTGTAACCGCCACTATGTTCGCTTCCAAAATCTTCTCCATCAAAACCCAAAATGGGGTATTTTTTCCAGTTTTAAATGCCACAATCGCGGCTTGGCGTTTTTCGTCACTATCAAATAAAGTGTCTTTCATTAGTTTTTAAATCCCTTTATATTCGGAATACTAATTGGTGAATTGATAGCAATATTTACAGTATTTGTCTTTGTTGCACCACAGTTTTTACAAAAGAGATTATGGACAATAATAACTCCCTTTTGAGCATTAATTGCTGTTACTCCCAAACTCCCCCATTTACCATGATGGTTACACCCTTTTAAAGTTTCTTCTTCCATTATACTGTTGCCGGTCTTTCTGTATTAGGCGCTACCGCGCTAGTGCTACCCGGAGGGGTGAAAGCAGTTGCCTCCTCATCCTCCGGAAAAAACTCTGGATTTGTCTTTTTAATCATTAACGCTTTCTTGTGAGTTTCTATGTGTGCGTTGGTTGCATCTGTTTCTTTTGCCTTAGAGTGCATCTCTAGATGAACGTTATGGTCATCTTCTGCTTGAACCGGTGCTGACTTATCATCATTGAGTTGCTCATTCTCATCTTCTGCAATTCGCTCATCAATGGTTGGCGGGAACAACCTGTCAATTTCATCTTTTTCTAGTCCGTGAAGTTTTGCCAATTTTTTATATCCCCATCGCCTGTTGCTAGTAGGGTCTTGTAAAACAAAACCAAAGAAACCAGTTAAAGATTGTCTTTCTTCTAGTTGTTTAGCACGACTCAATATTTGACTTTCAATTATTACATCCGGATCAATGTTAGTAATTATATTATCTCTACCAAGCGGTCGCCATTTCGGGCCAAATGCCCCAGATATTCTTAATACCTTCTCATCAATATTATCTGCAAAATTATCCTTATAAAGCCGATACCATTGCCTCCAAAGTCTCTTTTCTGACCAACCAAAGATTTTAGCTGATAATGAATACCGGGTATCAACATTTGAAGAAATTAGGTTAGTCTCTCCAAGTGGTCTATCCTTTTCAGACTGAGCACCTTGTTGAATATCAGGGGTGGCAGTAGCACGCTCTGCCGAAATAGCCAACGAATTATAAATAAAGTCTAACAGTGCCAGATTTGGTCTGGCCTTATTTATTGGCACTAACGCATTATTCAAACTTTGACCCTTGCTATCAGCCGGAATAAATTTGTTAAACCCAAAATTAAGATTTTTGCGGTTGGTTATCTTCTGAGTATCATAAATATACATTGGATAAAGGTCTGCCTTCATCAACTTTAAGCCCATATTCTGTGCCATCGCTCTACCTCTTTGCTTATCTTCAGTTAAATCAGGGATAGAGGTTCCATCCCAATCATAAGAAGTAGGATAAAGAGGTCGATCTATTAACGGCCATAAAATCTGTTTCGACTTACTCTTTAAAACTTGAATACCTATCACCTTTGCTCGTTCATTTGCTAACCACACCTTAACCTTTTCTACCTTACCCTTAACTATATAATGTGTGTACCATTCAAGGACATCATATTCTGCATTAGCGCCAAGAGATAATTCGCTTTCTCGTTTTTGAATCTGTCTACCTTGAGCCGCATCTCTAGCTTCTTGCGCACTCTGTAAA